ATCGAACTTACGCTTTGCTTCTGCTTTTACTCTTGCATACAACGCCTTATTAGTTGGTACTGACCCTTTTTTCTTAGCTTTCTTCTTCTCTGCCATAACAACTCCTATGTAGCTGGTATTAGTTTCTGTGCATATTCGTATGCTTCTTTATCGCCTATATTTCTTTTTATTTCTAAATACTTAGATGCTTCGTCAATAAGTTGCTGATCGACAACCTCTATATTTGATGGTGACATTTCTAATGTTTTATAATCTGCAGACTGTGGCTTAAAATTACCATACTTCCCAGCATCTCTGCGATTTTGCATTAATTTTCTAAGCATAATGGTATGTGGAATAGTTGTACCAAATGTATAAGTCTCTGCATCTTTTGCCTTCATTAGTTGGCTATCATAAGATGGATGATTACTTGGTAGCACACCTCTTTTTGGATCAAGGTCTACAAATCTAGCTCCCATACCTAACCAATCCTCTGCTAACAGTCCTGGGTTTGACTGTGCTATTCTAATTTGACCTATGTCTGGTGCTCCAGCTTTTTGCAATTGGTCTTTATCTAATCTCTTTACTAAAAGTGCTCTTGAAGTGCCTGGTAATTTCTTAAAGTATTTAGCAAATTCATCTATATTATTAAGATTAGGTGCTTTTTTAAATGGAGTCTTACCTTCAATTGTTGTCTCTTTAATTAACTTTGTTATTGTATTTAATTTAGATTTTGGTAAGTCCATAGACTTAAAGCTCTCTATGATTAGATTTGCAGTATCTAAAGAAAAGTCTCCACCTCTTTCTGCCATTGTAACTGGCATAGCTACTGGCTTACCACCCATTTTATCAATTGTCTCTATAACATTTTGTTTACCTGACATAGCACCTCTTTTTGATGCCCAAGCCGCATCACTATCATCCATAAACTGTGCACCACCATAAGTTCTGACTGGGTTATCAAAGTCTAAACCTCCTATACCAGTTATATCAGCACCTCTCATGGTTCTATCGCCTACCATTGGCACTATTGTCCTACCTTCTAATACTGAAGCATCTGTAACTAAAGTTGGGTCTTTGCCAATAGAGCTTACTTGTGCTCTTACTGAAAAATCTTTTAATGGGTCTCTAACTAATCCAGTGTAGGCTCTTTGAAAAGGTAAAGAGCTTTTATTGTACATATCAATAGCTCTTACTTTATTTCCATATGCATTTAAAATATCATCGCCAGTAATTTCATAACTAGGCAAACTGCCAAATTCTTTTATTAAATCTTCTCTTGTATTTCCAAGATTACCTAAAGCTCCAAGCTCATTTTGTGTAAATAATGGCTTAAAGTTATCAGTAAGAAACTTTTTTATAAGTTTGATTGGTGCAGTTGCCATCTAAACCTTCTTTGTTTTAGACTTCTTTTTCTTTTTTAACATAGCTAACTTTTTAAAATCAGCACCAGTCAATTTATTTTTAGGCTTTGACATTTTAGCAATCTTCATTTGTTTAGGTGAGTATTTTCCAGGCATGATTACATTCCTATCTTTGGTGAGCCATGACCAAGTATCTGATCCATGACACTCTGCATATCGCCACTATCTACCTTCATAACCTTGACCTTAACGTCACCATCCATATGCTCTTCTTCCATCTCTTCTTCTTCGTCTGGAAGAACCATACCTTGATAACATAGTAATAAAAAGTTAACTAACTGATCATCTGAAAGCTCTAGACCTTCTGTATCATGTGCAAAACCCATCTTAGCCATAAAGAGTTCAGCGTTCTCTTCCATGTTCTCTACATTAATATCAGCCATATCTTACTCCTTTTTTAATTTTAATATTTGCAACAAGACCAAGTACATAACATATACCTTCGCCTATTTTACTTACAACCTTTACAACTTTGTTGTTCTTGCCATATCTACCTTTGGATAAGTCAAAAGCCATTTGTTTTGCCCAAGCTAGTGCTAAAGGTTTAACTATTTTATATGTAAAGCCTTTATATCTTAGTTTTGTAGCTACATACTTACCCCATAAACAATATCCACGATATACGTTAGGGTCAACTCTCTTGCCATAAACTTGATCATATTTGTAGATATATTTCTTCATTTCGCCCATTTCGTAAAGTGCAGTACAAATATAAGTTCCCTCACCACTAGTTCCAGATGCCTCTTGATTTTCTCTAGTAACTGCTTTGGCAAAATTAGGATCGTATCCTTTCATGCCTATTACGTTAGTTTGTTTGATTGCATCACCAGCATAATCACTAACGCTTTTCATGCCAGTTCCTTTATCAGCCATATCTTTTAATGCATATGATCCCATAGCAGATTTAAATTCATTAGCTGGAGTGCCTCTCTCTCTTGGAGCATTCATTTGTTGAGTTAATCTACCACTTGAATATGGATTTGCTCTTGCACCACTTGGCATAGTTTTACCATCAGCACCCATAACCATTTTGTTTTCGTTGCCACCAATATACATAGGAGCTAAGTCTAATCCAGGTATTTGCTGACCAAACTTGTTCATTTCAAAGTTTGTAACTCTACGATCTTTATTTAAATCTGCTCTTGATCTTACATTCTGTACTGCAGAGTTTGGGTTTCCTGGTTGCTTTATATTATTCATATAGTTTGTTGGATTACCTAATAATTTATTAGCGGCTTCTTCTGCCTGATAGTTACCAATTGCACTGCCAATTGCCAAAGGTGTTGAAAGACCAGAAGCCATACCAACTGCACCACCTAGAATATTAGTGGGTGTGACATTGTAACCAAAGACATTTAGTCCTTTATTTTGATCTTGTACTCCTAAAGATAACTTATCAAACTCATCTCTACTTAGATTTCCTAATGCTCCAAGTCTTTCAGCCATAGTTACCTCTTATGTATTAGGAGCGTTATAAGAATTAATTGCATCTCTAGGATTAAATGTTTTATCTCTACCATCTTGCATTTGTCTCATCATTAGGTCTTCTGGTCTAGGTGTTGGCATTGCCATAGGTGCTTGATTGCCCATAGGAACTCCACTTAGTGCACCCATTTCCTTTTGCATATCTTGATCAGATTTCGCTCCAGAAAAATTCTGAGGGTCAACTCTTCCTGCAGATCGCTCAATTGCAATTGCCTCAAGTGCTTGATCTTCTGTTAAACCCATTGCCATTAAAGCGTTTACTTGATCTACGACTGTCATAGGCACTGGCATTTCACTATTCATACCCATATCCATGTTAGCTGGAATGTTTTCTCTAGACCTTGCACCTTCTATAGCTCTCATATCTCTATCAGACATTGCACCAGCCATTCTTTGCATTGGCAAGTCTGGTCTTTGTGGTGGTAAGTCTACTGGGTTTCCAGTTACAGAATCAATGAATTGTCCTGTTGGTGTTATAACTATTGGCATTATCTTAGCTCCTTTTGTAGTTTAATAGCGTTTTTTTCTCGTTCTAATTGTAGTTCTAATTCTAGCTTTGCTACTTTTGCTTGTAATTCTTGTTGTAACTTAGCTTGTTCTATTTGCATATCTTGTTTAGCTTCTGCCTCATTGATTGCTAGTTTCTGTTGTGCTTTAGCTTGATCAGCTTGTATCTGCACTTGTGTTCTAGCTTTCAACGCCTCTGCCTCTAGTTTAGCAAGCTCTTGTGCATATTGTAGAGGATTGTTTTGTTGTTGTTGCTGAGCCATTGCCACAAGAGGTTTAATAGCTTCCATTTGTGGTGCTTGCTTAACAACTTCAGCCGCTCTCTGACTAATAGCCATATCAAGTGCTGGATCAATATCTTCAAACTTGAACTTAGGATCACGAATATCTGGCATTCCTGGTAAGGACATATTGATACTTGCTTGCATCCGCTGCCTGTAAAGAAGTGCTATATGCTCTGCTATATGTGCAATCAATAAAGGTTGCATTGATCTTGCCCCTGGATTTCCAGCTAAAGATGGATCGCTGATAAACTGCATATGAACTGCAATATGGCTTTCGTGATCTTGTTCTGGAAATGCTCTTATAGGCTTACCATACATCAATGACATATTTTCAGTAATAGGATCAAGTTTAGATGCTTCCTCTGGCTTCTTTAGTACTTCATCTATGTTATTAATTCTTATTGCTTCGTACATTCTTTTGTACGCCTCATACTGATCATGCAATTGTGGTGCTGATTGAGACATTTGAAGAACTGCTTGTGCTTGTGCAATTCTCTGTGCAGTACTGAATATATTAGGGTCACTGACTGGAATAATATCTATTCTATCATTAAAGTCTTTTGCATAAATAATTGTATCTACACCACTTTGTGCAAACTTAAATTCTTCTGGTAAATATTCTGCATTTAACTTAGCTAGTAATTTAAACTCTTGTCCTTGTGAATAATGTAATCTTTTGTGTATAGCACTAAATGATTTACTACCTTGCTCAATCAGTGCGACTGTACTTCCAACGGGAGCGTTTGGATTCACATCACCTACATTAAGGTCTGCAGTACTCGCAAATCTTCTACCAATATCTGTGATAGCGTTCATAAGATTGAACAAGGTTTGTGATGGCTCTTTAAATGGTAGTGGCATAATAGCTTTGTTTACATCGTCTACAGTAGCATCAAGATCAGCAAATTCTCCTGGGTTGATTTGCATCTCACCACCAGTAACTCTGCCTTTTAGCTTAAAGCCACCTTGCATATTTGCAAAAGCCGCACTATCCAATAATGCTCTAAGTGATCCAGTAGCCGCTTTACCTAATCCACCAATCATATGATATAAACCAAAACCATAAAATCCAGTTCCTGGTAAGAACTTATAACTTACGAACCAATCTCTTCTTTTTTTTCTTTCGTCTGCTTCTTCCCAATTACGTCTTACTGCAACAATCTTTTCTGAATCGTAGTCAATTGTAACTACATAAGGTAAATGAACCATATTATCTTCGTCTTGCTCATTGTCTTCATCAATTCCATCAAAGCTCTGATAGCAATGCATTTCTAATAATGTCATCACTTCATCTTTAGATTCACTGTTATAAGGGTCTACGCCTTCTATCTCACTTCCAATATCTCCACTTGGGTCAACGTCATCTGAAGAATATTTGCTTGGTAAGTAAAAGCCAGCTTGAACATATTTGTTAAAGTCGTTTCTAGGCATTCTTATGACATGAGTGTATCTTGTAGATGTGTATAAATCTTTACTCTCTGGCGATACTACGAAATCTTCTGCTTTCACAAACTGAGAACATTGTCTATCTAAGTTAGCATCCCACCAAACTTTTTTAAATGTATGTCCAATTAATGGTAACTGAAATAACATCTGATCAAGGTCTGGAAAGTATTCTGGCATCTCTTGAGTGATTTGATAGTTCATGTAATCTTT